AAGTTGCTCTTACGTAGCAGCTACAGGAGTATTAACAATAATATTACAACCTTATGGTAGTGCATTTGATGCGGCTGCTTTAATGGGTAGAACTATATCAACAACAGTTACAACAACAACAAATGGCGCAGCTGGCGTACCAACTATCACTAGTGGTATTGGAGCTCCAGACAAAGCAGTTTATGCTGCAATGACATCTAATCCAGGTGGTGCAAGATCTACAGTAACATGTATTGATCAAGCAGCTATTCCAGTGAGATGTTATTTCTCAACTTGGACTATAGCAACTGACGCTTCTATATAATAATTAACCAATAACAACACAGGGTGAAATATCCCTGTGTTATTATTATAATCTTTTTATGGCTTTTAAATTAAAACCCGCATATAGCATAGATAATACTCCAGTCTATAGTATGGATATGGAAGAAGGTGTTTTAGGGGTAGCTGATAAAAATGGCAGTATACTTTTAAATAAAAATATAGCAAGTCGTAAAGAACAAAAAAAAATTATTAAACACGAAAAAGTTCATTTACTTCAAATGAAAACTGGTGATTTAGATTACGATAATAAAGCTGTATATTGGAAAGGAAAAAGATACCCGAGATCAAAATTTAATGAAGGTAATAAAAATCTTCCTTGGGAAAAACCAGCGTATAATAAATAAAAATAAACAAAATGGGAAGTTTTTTAAGTAAACACATGAGCAAAAGTAGATTTAATACTAAGGCTCCAAACGACAGCGATATGAAAGACATGCCGCTAACTAAAACAATGACTGGTTCAGGTGGACCTCACGCACATAAAGAAGGACACAAAGGCAGAGTGATGGCACCTAGAGAACCTGCTAGAAAAGGTAAAATTCTTGGAGTTTCTGTTAAATCAAGAGATAATTATGGAGGTGGTAATTCAGGTAATTACGATTTATTGAATGCACCTAGAGATGCTTATAATGCAGTGAAAAAAGCATATAAGTCCGTCACTGGAAGTAAAACCAAGAAAAAAGTTAAGAAAAAAGGTTATAGACCTTAAGTAATGTTTAAATTATTACTAGGTCTTTTAGGTAAAGGCGGTGGAAATAAAACTGTTGCTGGAAACTTGGCTTGGGATATAAGAGAAGCAATAAAAGGTAAGGAGTTAGATCCTGAAAAATTAATAGAATTACAAACAAAGATCAACGCAGTTGAAGCTCAGCATCGTACATTATTCGTTGCTGGGTGGAGACCGTTTATTGGTTGGATATGTGGAGTAGCATTAGCTTATAACTTTGTCGTAAGAGACTTATTTATATGGATAACAAAAACTACAGAAGCTCCACCAGCTTTACAAATGGATCATTTAATGACTGTGTTGTTAGGTATGCTGGGATTAGGTGGTTTAAGAACTTACGAAAAAATAAAAGGAAAAGATAAATAAAAAAATATGTTTAGACAAGGAACAAGTACTATGTACACTAATGCAGTAGATGTATTATTATCAGCTACATTAAGATCTCCCGAAAGCGCTGCTGGTTTAATTGCATCTTCAGGATCTACGTTAGCTAATCTACCTGCAAGTCAAGAAAGAATAGTATATGCCTCAGGTGGAACTTTTTTAGGTTCAGCTCAGGTAAGTACAAGAGGACCAGGCACTGGTGCACAAAACGATAGAACAGGAGCTTCTTATAAAATTAGAATAGATAACACAGGTGCTGTAGATAGAATACAGGTTGTACAAACAAGACCTAATGGGACTTTAAATAATGCTGCTGTTACTGCACCAACAAATCCAGGAGCAGGACCTAATATAGGCGTTATTGGTCAAACAATAATATTTGATGCTACTGCTATGTCAAATGCTTTTGGTGTTCAAGCCCCAGTCATAACAGGTGCTTTAACAATAACATTACTAGCAGGAGATTTACAACGTCCATTTAGTGGAGGTACTGGTGCTGCTGTAGATGGTATATATGAGGCTGAGCCTAATTCAGGTGGAGGTTTTGGAATATATGTTGCATCTCAAGGTAATATAAAAGTGGAATTAATTAGTGCACCACCTAATCAAACAGTAACAATAGTAGGTATACCAGTTGGAACAGTTCTTGATGGATTATATAGAAAAATACATACAACTGATGCCGCAACAACAGTCACGGGAATACTAGCCCTTTACTAGTAAAAATTAAATCAAATTAAATTAAATGAAAAAAGTAAAAACAAAAGTCGAAGAGGCTAAAGTACAAGTTACAGAAGAACAATTAAAAACTATAAAAGGCCAACAAGAAGAATTAGGTGGCCTACTAAGAGATATAGGATATCTTGAAACACAAAAACATGCTTTAAATCATAAGTATGCTGGAGTAATTAAAGATATGGAAAGTTTTAAAGAAGAATTAGAAAAAGAATATGGTGCTGTTAATATTAGTTTAGAAGATGGTACTTGCACTCCTATAGAAAAAGAAAGTGAGTAGTAGTAAAGTAATAAGAAAAATTAGCATAGGTGCTGATTATAAAAATGACGCCATGCATTATGCTATAGGACAGCTAGTGTATGGTGGTCATACAATCTCTCATATATTATATGACGAAGAAGAGTCATCTTATAATATTTATATTAAAAAAGAAGACGAGGTATTACCATGGAAGAAGTTTAACTCTAACATGGCTATATCGGTCGAATATGATCTAGAATACTAATGAATAGCATTTATCAGTTTATAATAAAACCTATTGGTGAAAGATATAATAATAAAATAAACGTTGATAACAAAGAATTAATAATTAATTCAAGTATTTCAGATCATAAATTTATTAATAGAACGGCTGAAGTTGTTGGTATTCCGCTAGGAATAAAAACTTCTATAAAAAAAGGTGATACAGTTATAGTTCATCATAATTTATTTAGAAGATACTACAACATGAAAGGTGAATCGGTAAATGGATCTAAATTTTTTAAAGATAATTTATACTTTGCAATGCCTTCTCAAATATATTTATATAAAAATAATAATAAGTGGCAAACAAATGAAAATTTTTGTTTTGTAAAACCACTTTTTGAAAGTGATGATCTAAAAGATCAAAAACTAAAAAAGAATATTGGTATACTAAAGTATGGTAATAGTTCATTAGAAGTGCTAGGAATAACACCGGGTGATCTTGTTGGTATAAAACCTAATAGAGAATTTGAGTTTGTTATTGATAAGCAACTTTTATATTGTATGGAATCAAATGATATTTTAATTAAGTATGAACACAAAAGAAACCAAACTGAATATAATCCAAGCTGGGCAGAAAGCAGTAGAGGAATTAATTAAAGTTGCTAAAGAAAAAATTGTAGATTCAGACGATGATATTTCTGCAGATAGATTAAAAAATGCAGCAGCAACTAAAAAACTAGCCATCTTTGATGCTTTTGAAATACTAACACGTATAGAAGAAGAAGAAAGTATGCTAAAAGAAAGTTCTAAACAAGATAAAGGCGCTAGCTTTAAAGGCTTTGCAGAGGGGAGATCTAAATAATGTATCAACAAACCCTTTATAAAATTTTACCAAATCATATAAAATCTAAAGTACTTAAAAGAAACAATAGATATAAAAAATGGGAGACAGGTTATAATGATGAGTACGACATTGTTGTTATTAGTAAAACTGGACAGATTGGTGAAATATATGAAATACAAGGTCTTAAAATTGCACTTCCGTTAGCGGTAAATGTATATAAAAGATCTGAAAAAAAAGATGAACAATATTGGAAACCGCATGATTATCCAAAAGAATTGTCTAAGATTAGAACGGTTTTTGATTGGAATAATTATCCTTCTAATTTTAAAGACAAATGGTATGATTATATTGACGGAGAGTTTAAAAGGCGTGATGAGGGTTTTTGGTTCTATAACAAAAATATACCTAGTTATATTACTGGTTCTCATTACATGTACTTGCAATGGACCAAGATTGATGTTGGGCAGCCAGACTTTCGAGAGGCAAACCGAATATTCTTTATATTCTGGGAGGCTTGTAAACTGGACACCAGATGTTACGGATTGTGTTACCTTAAGAACAGACGTTCTGGCTTTTCATTTATGGCATCTTCAGAACTTGTCCACCAAGCAACCATCTCTTCGGATTCCAGATATGGGATATTATCGAAGACTGGAGCAGATGCAAAGAAGATGTTTACCGACAAAGTGGTACCCATCTCAGTTAATTACCCGTTCTTTTTCAAACCGATACAGGACGGAATGGACCGTCCCAAAACCGAACTCGCCTATAGAGTACCCGCTTCCAAACTTACCAGACGAAAACTTGATTCCAATACCCAAGCCGAAGAATTACAAGGACTGGATACGACGATCGACTGGAAGAACACCGGTGACAACTCATATGACGGTGAAAAACTCAAGATCCTCGCACACGACGAATCAGGCAAGTGGGAGCGTCCCGACAACATCCTCAACAACTGGCGTGTCACGAAAACAACATTAAGATTAGGTAGTAGAATAATAGGTAGGTGTATGATGGGTTCAACATCAAATGCACTAGATAAAGGAGGTTCTAATTTTAAAAAGTTATATGATGCATCAGATGTTACAGAAAGAAACAGAAATGGACAGACTAACTCAGGATTATATAGTTTGTTCATACCTATGGAATGGAACTACGAAGGATACATTGATCCTTATGGATTTCCTGTATTCGACACACCAAAAAAAGCCGTTAGAAGTATTGATGGATCAAAAATTGAAATTGGCGTCATCTCACATTGGGAAAACGAAGTTGAAGGTTTAAAGAATGATCAAGAAGGTTTAAACGAATTTTACAGACAATTTCCTAGAACAGAAAAACATGCTTTTAGAGATGAAGCAAAACAATCTTTATTTAATCTAACTAGAATTTACGAACAAATAGATTATAATGAAGATTTAAGAAATACAAATATATTAACAAAGGGAAGTTTTCAATGGGAAAACGGTGTTAAAGATACGAGAGTAATATTTATGCCTAATAATAGTGGTAGATTTTTAATATCTTGGATACCACCCTCTGAATTACAAAATAAATATATATTAAAAAATGGTATCAGATATCCAGGTAATGATCACACTGGCGCTTTTGGCTGTGACTCTTACGATATTTCCGGAACAGTAGATGGTAGAGGTTCGAAAGGAGCTTTACACGGTTTAACTAAATTTTCAATGGAGGATGTTCCTCCTAATACTTTTTTTTTAGAATATATTGCTAGACCACAAACATCAGAAATATTTTTTGAAGATGTTTTAATGGCTTTAGTATTTTATGGTATGCCTATGTTAGCGGAAAATAACAAACCAAGATTGCTATATTACTTAAAAAGACGAGGATACAGGGGATATTCTATAAATAGGCCAGACAAGTCCTATAATAAATTATCTGTAACAGAAAGAGAAATAGGTGGTATACCTAATACAAGTGAAGACATTAAACAAGCACACGCAGCAGCAATAGAAGATTACATAGAAAACTTTGTTGGTCTTATAAATGATGGTTATGGAGATATGTATTTTCAACAAACATTAGATGACTGGGCACGATTTAATATAAACAACAGAACAAAGCACGATGCTTCAATTAGTTCTGGCCTAGCAATAATGGCTTGTAATAAAAATAGATATGCACCACATGCTAAAAGAACAATGTCAAAAGTTCCTTTAAATTTTTCATCATATAACAACGAAGGAGTAAATTCAAAAATAATCAAAATAAATGATTAACATTAACTATAACAGCAGTTTTCCAGACCAGGTAGTACCTGAATCAGAAAAAAGTTCTCGTGAATATGGTTTAGCTGTAGCACAAGCAATTGAACATGAGTGGTTTAGAAATAATAGTGGACAAAATAGATTTATTAATAATTTTCAAAATTTTAATAGATTAAGGTTATATGCTAGAGGTGAACAGCCAGTACAAAAATATAAAGATGAACTAGCTATTAATGGTGATTTATCTTATCTTAATTTAGACTGGAAACCAGTTCCAATATTATCTAAGTTTGTAGATATAGTAGTCAATGGAATGACTGAAAAAGGTTATAAAATAAAATCTTATGCCACTGATCCATTTTCAATAAATCAAAAAACTCAGTTTGCTGAAAAAGCAGCTGCTGATATAAGAAATAAAGAAATGATAACGCAGCTTCAAGGCCAACTTGGTCCTAACGCAAGACTGTCGGCATCAGCATCTCCAGAAACTTTACCCGCAAGTAAAGAAGAACTAGATCTTTATATGCAGCTTTCTTATAAGCAAAGTGTAGAAATAGCAGAAGAAGAAGTTATAAATAATGTTTTAGCTTATAATAAATTTGATGAAACAAAAAAACAATTAGCTTATGATTTAACTGTATTAGGTATAAGTTGTGTTAAAACAAACTTTAATTTATCTGAAGGAGTTACTGTTGAATATGTTAACCCATCTAATATTTGTTATTCTTATACAGAAGATCCAAATTTTGAAAATATATATTATGTTGGTGAAGTTAAGAACATGTCTTTGTCTGAAGTTAAAAGACAGTTTCCAGAGTTAACAAATAAAGAATTAGAAGAAATACAAAAATACCCAGGTAGAAATTCATATACTAATAGCTACTGGGGACAAAGCACGCAAGATCAAGTTCAAATTTTATTCTTTGAATATAAAACTTATCACGATCAAGTATTTAAAATAAAACAAACACCTGAAGGATTAGAAAAAACATTATCTAAGGATGACACTTTTAATCCACCTACTAGTGATAACTTTAAAAAAGCTTCTAGATCTATTGAGGTTTTATATT